CGCATGCCAGCGTTCTTTGAACATGCAAACACCAACCTCCCTCAATACGCTTAGTTTCCATTCTGAGAAACTCGAGAAGCTTGTCGAGGATTTGGAATCCAAGTTCGCTTGGTATCCTGTCCACCCCAAGGAGGATATAGCCTCCATCATGTATCGCTCCGGACAATGGGAAGTGGTACAATATATAAAATCAATTTTAAACGAATAACATGTGTATATTCAGATCAAGCCCACCTACACCTGTATCCACACCAGCACCTATACAACCTAGACAGCCTGACTTAATATCAGCCTCTAGACTTCCAAGAAAGAAAGAGTTGTTAGATCCTGATGATATTGCAGATGTAGAATATGGGGCACAAGAGGGTGCTAAGAAAGGTGTTATGGACGACACCAGAGGAGCAGCCAAGAGAGTTGGTACAGATGCTCTTAAGATTAATCTCAACACCGGTAATGAAGGTGGTGGAACTGGAGGACTAAATGTATAAGGCAAGGGAAAGATACTCAATGCTATCGTCAGGCAGAACTCAGTTTCTGGACATGGCAGTTGAGTGCTCTGAACTTACCTTACCATATCTTGTCACTAGAGATGACAGCTCTACAGGCAAGCGACAGCTATTGCAACCCTATCAATCAGTCGGAGCCAAAGCAGTGGTGACACTTGCAGCAAAACTAATGCTAGCAATACTACCACCACAGACAGCTTTCTTCAAACTGCAAGTTAGGGATGACAAGCTAGGCGAAACGCTTGACCCTATGATGCGTAGTGAGCTAGACCTATCATTCTCAAAGATAGAGAGATTGATTATGGATTATATAGCTGCATCAAGCGATCGAGTTGTAGTTCACCAAGCCTTGAAACACCTTATCGTATCTGGTAATGCCCTTATATTTATGGCTAAAGATGGATTGAAACACTATCCTCTTAATAGATACGTTGTAGAAAGAGATGGCAACGGTAACGTTATAGAGATCGTTACAAAAGAATTAGTTAGTAGAAAAGTATTGGGCATATCACCCCCTCCTACTGACAGCCCGAATGGCGAATACGGTGATACAGAAGACGACGCTGAGGTATACACCTGTGTTAAGATGGATGAAAGCAGCGGTAACTGGAAGTGGCATCAAGAAGTGGACGACATGATCCTCGATGGTAGCCAAAGCACAGCACCGAAGAAAGCTTCACCATGGTTAGTGCTTCGATTCAATACAGTAGACGGAGAGGACTACGGACGTGGTAGAGTAGAAGAGTTCATTGGGGATCTAAGGAGTCTCGATGGGTTATCTCAGGCTCTAGTAGAGGGAGCAAGTGTTGCAAGTAAAGTTATCTTTCTTGTCTCACCATCAGCTACAACCAAGCCGGGCACTCTTGCTAAAGCTGGTAACGGAGCTATCATACAGGGTAGACCAGAAGACGTAGGAGTCGTGCAAGTTGGTAAGACAGCAGACTTTGCTACAGCTGCACAGTTAGCAGCGACTATAGAAAAAAGAATACTTGAAGCTTTCTTGGTTATGAACATCAGGAACGCAGAAAGAGTTACGGCTGAAGAGGTACGCCTTACACAGCTAGAGCTAGAGCAATCCCTTGGTGGACTGTTCAGCTTGTTAACGGTAGAGTTCTTAGTACCCTACCTCAACAGAACTCTGTTAATACTACAGAGATCAAACCAGATACCCAGACTACCTAAAGATGTCGTCAGACCTAAGATAGTTGCTGGTATCAACAGTCTAGGTAGAGGTCAAGATAATGAAGCCTTGACTAGATTTATACAAACAGTTGCTGCGGTTCTCGGGCCGGAAGCGTTGATGAAATACATAGATCCAAGCGAAGCTATCAAGAGATTAGCAGCTGCACAGGGTATAGATGTTCTCAACTTAGTACGTACAGCAGAGCAGCTAGCACAGCAGAAAGAAGTTCTACAGTCCGATGCGGCTAACAAGTCACTTGTTGATCAAGCTGGGCAACTTGCCGGTACACCTCTTATGGATCCACAAAAGAACCCAGAGCTGGCCGATCAAGCATCAGCAGTACTGATGAACCTACAACAACCACCACAATAATATGGCAGAAACATTATCATACCAAGAACCTCAGAATGTAACTACCGTAGACAGTCTAACGCCAGAAGAGCAAGACTCTCTGGCTGTTGGGGAGTCCATATCTCAACAGGAGGAGCAGCTATATGCTGGTAAGTATAAGAACGCTCAAGAGTTAGAGAAAGCTTATGTAGAGTTACAAGCTAAACTTGGTGAAAAGTCAGAAGAAAAGACAGAGACAGCTAGTGCAGAGGAGCAACCCGAGGATACGCCTAAGATGTCCGAGGGTGCTACGCTCATCACTGATGCTAGCAAGGAGTACTACGATAACGGTAACAAGTTATCACCAGAAACTATGGCTAAGTTCTCTTCTATGTCAAGCCAAGATTTACTCAAGGCTTACATGGAGGTATCACAGAGCCCCGAGTTTCAAGCACAGCAAGGTCAGCCAGCTGACATATCTCAATCGGACATCAATCAGATTAAGAACTCAGCAGGCGGCGATCAAGCATATGCTAATATAATAAATTGGGCTAAGTCTAACTTACCACAAGAAAAGATTACTGCATTTGATGAAGTCGTAAACACAGGCAGTATACAAGCTATACAGCTAGCAGTGTCTGGACTTAAATCAGAATACGACAATGCAAATGGAGTAGAAGGTAGAATGGTAACAGGAAAGACAGCCCCAAACAACAGCGGTGACGTTTTCCGCAGTCAGCAAGAGCTAGTCGCAGCGATGAATGATCCTCGTTATGACAGAGATCCAGCTTACAGACAAGACGTAATTGAAAAACTAGACAGATCAAACTTGGAGTTTTAACTATGCCCGGACATTACGGTGGCGGAATGAAGCCAAAGAAAAAAATGACACCAGCCATGAAGAAAAAAATGGCTCTAGAAAAGCTAAAGAAACTTAAGAAGAAGAAAAAGTAATGGACAAGAAGAAAGGAAAAAAGAAACCTACTTCTGACCCACGCTCTCCTTATGATGTATTTAAACCGGAGAAGAAGGAGTACTACAGACAGCTCCCAATACCGGGGCTGATCTACCCTCTAGCAAAGAACAACAAGAAGAAGAGAGATGTCTTCAAAGAAAACAACAACTACCCAGTATAAATTATGACACATCACAACCACGAAGGCCAGAAATGGCATGTAGCTGAAGAGCTAAACGGCAGACTAGCAATGCTAGGATTTGTAATTGCTGTTGGAACATACATAACAACAGGACAAATCTTACCCGGTATTTTATGATGCCTAAGCCAGCTGGTAAGAAAAAATACTCTGCTGGTCAGATGAAGATTGCCAGAGTAGCACCACCCCGAGATAAAATCACAGGAGCTGACTTCGCTAAACTTAGAAAAAA